CGGGGCATCTGAAGCTAATTATGGAATGTATGGTGGCGGCGGAGGAGGCGGCTACTTTGGTGGCGGCGGCGGCGGTGTCGACGGCGGCTCGGACGAGGAAACCGGTGGCGGCGGCGGCGGCTCAGGCTTCGTCAAAAGCACGATGATTTCAACAGTCAATCTAGCTGGGAATAATGGCACTGCGGGCAGCGCGACCGGTTATCAAACAACTGTTAATGCGAGTGCAGATGACCTGGGTAGCCTCGACTATGGCAAAGGCGGTGGTTTCAATAGCCCTGGTTATAAGGGTTATGTCAGCATCACGGATGGCGTCGGAACTCGTACTTTTGATACCAGCGGAACTGTAACAATTCGCGATCCAAATGCAGTAACCGTTACAGCGCAGGTTTGGGGCGGCGGCGGCGGCGGGGGTAATAGCTCCAGCGCCGGCGATGGTGGCGACGGTGGAATAATCAAAGCTTCAGGAAGTGTGGGGGTAGGTACTGTGCTTAAAATCGTCGTTGGAAACGGCGGTACTGGTTACAGGACTCAGGACACTGGCGCACTGGAAGGCAACACCAGCGACCCAATGCGCGGTGGATATTTATACTCCGATGAAAACAATCAAACCGGCGCACAAGGCGGCTCCGGCAGTGGTGTGTTTACTACAAGCGTCAGTCAAGCCAATGCTCTAGTTGTCGCTGGTGGCGGTGGTGGCGGATGCGGCAATAATAATGCTGACGGAGGTAATGGCGGCGGTCTGTCGCCACTCACCTCGACTCTGGCAGGGCACAACGGAACCAGCCCAGGGTCGAGTTACTGGTACGGTAATGGTGCGTCAACATCAGGGGGCGGCGCATCCCGCGATAGTGGCGTCAGCAGCGGCGCGGGCGCGGCATTGATTGGCGGGTTTAGCGGCACAGCAACCTCGACCAACAATGGTTATTCCTCAGGTGGCAGCGGCGCTGGCGGCTACTGGGGTGGAGGTGGTGCCCGTCACGGTAGCTCGGCCAACGAACAAGGAGGAGGCGGCGGCGGATCAAGTTATGTTGAAGGAACATGGACTCGGCTTGCGGCAACCGGCATGACGCCCAAAGCTGGTGCCGCAGCCCAAAATGGAAGCTTTGCATATCAAAATGGCGCAAACGGCCAAGTAATAATCACGGATGGCGCTGGAACGACCGCTTACAGCACACCCGGCACATACGATCACACGGTCAGCTAAAGGATTAATAAATGGTTATGTACAGCTTAAACAGCGGCTATCCGGTTACAGAGATGCCGCCCCGGGTGCGCAGGAAAAATGGGCTGACCTACACCGCAGAAGCGGTGTTGGAAAATCTCGACGACCCAACACACCCATACACTGAAGTCGCTGACCGACCGTCCTATGACGCTGAAACTCAAAGCATCGAATGGAATGGCACGGATTGGATTGTGAGCGATTTGCCGGTTTCTGAGGAGCCATCTACAGCGCCAAGCACTATGAGCGGCTCCGATGGCGCAGATACAATAGACGGAGATGCAAATGGCTAGTTCAGCAAGCGCGAGTTTGCAACTCGAACTCATGGCCACCGGCGAGCGGTCAGGCCAATGGGGCGACGTCACCAACACAAACCTCAAAATCTTAGAGGACGCAATTGGTGGCACAGAAAGCATCACGCTTTCAAGCAGCGATGTTACTCTGACGGACACGCAGTTTACGTTTGGCCAGCAAAGTCATGCGGCTGTTTTGGAGCTTAGCGGCACACTAAGCGCAAACATCAATATCATCGTGCCAACGCGATCCAAGACCTATCTAGTCAAAAACGCCTGCACTGGCGCATTCACTGTGACAGTCAAAACAGCATCTGGCACAGGCGCTATCGCTGACCAAGGCATCACCACGTTAGTCCGCTGCGACGGCACAAACGTAGTCCGAAATGATGGCAGCAGGCCCGCCGCATTCTATGAGGCTGGCAACTTAGTTGTCAGCGCTAATGTTGCCGCTACGGTGCCATTTACAAGCAGCAATCGCGTGTATGACGAGCATGGCTTGTTTAACAGCTCAAACCAGCTTGCGCCGCCGACCGGCTCTTTGATCCATGTCGTCTTCAACTTTGTTGGCGTTGTGAACAGCGGAAATACTTTGAATGGCAGAAGCCAGGGCGGCGCGGCATATGGCGGCTCAGCCAACCCTCCTGCTGCGTGGGTAAGCACCGGCGGTTTTGGCGACGGAAACGGTACGCAAGGCGTGGTGCATTACGTCACGCCGGTCGCTAGTGGTCAGGTCTTTGATTTCCAGGTTTTGAGCAATCAGAACGTCACAGCCAGTTACTCGGTTTACGCGGAGGTGTTGAGATGAGCGCTGTTCTTCAAATTCAGCCGACATGGGTGTTGACCGATATTATTGCGGCAGCGGGTCAACCGCTGGACAAGGCGTACACGGCTGACGACAAGTTGTACTTGCCGGATGTCAGCCAGGTTGACGCTGACGCGGCCTTGGCTGCTTATGACAATGCAGCGAGCCAAGAGGCGAAAGAGTGGTCACTCGTTCGCGTTGAGCGAAACGCAAAGCTGCTCGCGTGCGACTGGACTCAGCTACCAGATTGCAACCTAAGCGCTGCGATGCAAGCTGGCTGGGCTGACTATCGGCAAAATTTGCGTGATATCACGACACAAGCTTTGCCTGTCGAATGGCCGACTGAGCCTGCGTAATGGCCTATAGCGCAGTATCACCTAGAGCTGGCATTTTTGCTGATCAAGCGCCAGCGGATGCGGCTGGCTTCTATGTGGCGGGCAGCAACGTCCGATTTGTTCAAGGGCGTGCTGAAACAATTGCTGGCTTTGTAAAACACACAACGGAAACGACGACAGGCATCTCACGGGCAATTAAATCATGGGCGCAGATTGACGGCCAAATTGACACTGCGGTTGCAAGCGCCACGGCTGTTCAAATCAGCCAAGGTGGTCAGCTTTCTGATATCACGCCGTACCGCTCGACAGGCAGCCTCAGTTCACCATTTACGACGACGAGCGGCTCGTCAACCGTGACTGTAGCGCACACAAGTCATGGCGCTATTACAGGCGACAGGGTAATATTTTCGAGCGCCACAGCGGTCAACGGATTGACCTTAAACGGCGAGTTTACGATCACAAAAGTTGACGACAACAGTTACACGATTGTCGCTAGCAGCAACGCCAGCGGGTCTGGCTCTGGCGGCGGCTCTCTGACTTATCAATACCTGCTGTCAAACGGCCAAGTGGATTCAGTCTTTCAGTACGGCTGGGGCATCGCTGGCTGGGGTGAGTCAACGTGGAACACGCCGCGGTCAGCCTCGGACACCGTGCTTGACGCTCGCACATGGTCGCTTGCGCCCTTTGGAGAAGACCTGCTGCTGGTGCATAACAACAGCGGCGTGATTTATTTCTGGGATGCCACCAATGGCCCGACCACCCGAGCAGCAGCGCTATCAAATGCGCCGACCGCTAACCTGCTTGCAGTCGCGCCAGATAGTCGCCACGTCATCGCTTTTGGTGCCGGCGGCGACCCGCTAAAGGTGGCTTTCAGTTCTGCTGATGAACCGACTGTCTGGACACCGAGCGCGACCAACTCTGCCGGTGATCAGCGCTTGATTGATGGCTCAGAAATTCGAGCAGCTATTGCGTCACGCGGTGAAATCTTAGTGCTGACAGACACTGCGGTTTACTCAATGACTTTTGTCGGCGGCAACTTTGTTTTTCGCTTCCGGCGCATTGGAGCAACCGGCCCCATCTGTGGCCCGCAGGCGATTGCTGAGCGTGACGGTATTGTGGCGTGGATGACGACAGACGGGAACTTTTACGTTTACGATGGTAAGCTGCGGCAGCTTCCGTGTCCAGTACGCCGGGCGGTGTTTGACGACATAAACCTCATTCAAAAAGTCAAAATCAACTGCGGCGTGAACGGCGCATTCGGCGAGTTTTGGTGGTCGTATCCAAGTGCGAGTAGCAACGAGCCGGACAAGGTTGTGGTTTGGGCATATGGCCAAGGTACTGACGTCTGGTGGCTGTCAAGCGATCTGGGTCGCACCGCGTGGGATGCGGCCGGCGTGATTGCTCAGCCGCTAGCGACTGCAAGCAACAATTTAATATATGAACACGAAAGCGGCACGTCAGCAGATGGCTCAGCGCTTGTAACTTTTGTTGAAACCGGCGACGTGGACATCAACGACGGTAATGATTTGTATAACATCAGTGACGCCATTCCTGATCTCGACATCGTTGGCTCAGACACTGACAACAAAGTCGATCTCACTCTCAAGTCGCGGATATATCCGCTCGGCACGCAGTCGTCTAACGGGCCGCACCAGATAGGTGCTGACACAACCAAGTTGTCGGTCAGAGCGACGGGCCGGCAGATCGCGTATCGGTTAGCCAG